CTGCACGACAAATGAATAGTATCAGATGCAAGATTTAGAAAAAAGGTTTTATTTCTCACCGGATGGTGATAGATTAAATGTGTCGGCGGGACTGCCAATCCCTGAAGGCCGATTGGAACAAGAGATAAAAGCATCGTGCTCAAACCGACACGGGCCAATTGTCTCACAACGTCTTTTAGCCTTCAACTGCTTCCCGTCGATGGAAAGTGGCGCTTCGTCGTGCGTCCAATCCAGATAGCGATAGGTGATCCAAGACCTTTAGAGGCGGGACAAACAGCGTACATAGGCCCAGTGATGGGGCGCAGAAGGGCAACTGCGATACCAAATAGCGGCTGATTACTTTGGATTGCTGGACTATAGATTGTATATGGGGCCTAACCGCCTCTAAATGACTACTATTGCCTGAAGAAAGGAGATGAAGTGGAGTTAAGAGAGCATCAGAGCAAGGCGATTGAGATGTGCAGGGACTCAATCAGAAAGGGGAACAAGAGGATAATGTTAGCGGCACCATGTAGTTTCGGAAAAACAAGGGTAGCAGTAGAGATGCTGGCTAATGCGGCAAAGAAAGGGAAAGAAGGTATATTTATCTGTGACCGGATCAAGCTGGTACAGCAAGCGGTAAAAGAATTTGATAAGCATGGCATCGAGGCTGGTGTCATCCAAGGTTGGGATCATCCACGAGCCAACTGGCACTCGCCAATACAGATAGCATCCATCCAAACATTAGCAAGGCGCAAACGATGGCCCATGTCCAGGCTAATCATTGTCGATGAGGCCCATGTCCACTACAAGACAACCACTACCTTAATGGAGAAGTATTCTGCCGTACCTGTCATAGGTCTATCGGCAACGCCATTCAGCAAAGGTCTAGGCAATCACTACGATGACCTGATTGTCCCCATCACAGCCAGCCAACTAACGGTTAAGGGGTACTTGGCTCCTGCAAAATACTACGGGGGTACTAAACCTAACCTAAAAGGATTGAAGTCTAGAAGGCTAAAAACAGGGGGATCAGACTACGATCCTACGCAATTAGCGGAGAGGATGGAGAAAGACAACGATCTAGTGGGCGATATCATTGAAAACTGGCTGAAGTATGGCGAGGATTCTCAAACCATAGCGTTCTCACCGTCGATTAATCATAGTAAAACGATGGTCAAGATGTTCAATGAGGCTGGTATCAGTGCTCAGCATATCGATGGATACATGGATGATGCAGAGCGGCAGATACTTTACCGCGAGCATGATGCTGGCAGTTTCAAGATCTTGTCATGCAGTCGTTTGTTGAATACTGGATACGATGCGCCATCTGTACGGTGTCTTATAGATGCCTTCCCAACGAAATCATTATCAAGTTATGTCCAACGTATCGGCAGAGTGTTACGCATCCATGAGGATAAATCACATGCAATCATCCTAGATCATGCTGGCAATGTAGCGAGACATGGGTTCGCTGAAGATATCGTGCCTGATACTTTGCATACTGGGGAGAAAGAATACAAAGAACGGGAACAGACCAAGGATAAGAAAGAACCTAAGACGATGGATTGTCCACAGTGCTATCAGACCATGATGATTCCACGGTGCGCGTGTGGCTATGAGGTTCCCAAGGCTGAACTATTGAAGACAGACAAGCAGATATTGACTGAGATCAAGCGGGAAGATAAGGGGAGATGGTTATACGAGTTTCAATTCTATGCGGCTCAAAAAGGTTACAAGCCTGGATGGGCAAGTTGGGCATACAAAAGTAAATTTGGTGTCTGGCCTAGAGTCAGTCCTATGCCAAGCAGAGAACGGATGCCAGAGGTGCAGAGTTACTTGAAACATTTACAGATAAAAAGGGCAAAAGATGTTGGACGTAATTTTAGAAAGGCTGGATAAGGTCAAGAAACAGGGGGATCAATACTACGCTAGGTGTCCTGTACACATGGGTGGTAAGCAGAATCTAGGGATAACTGAAAGGGACGGCAAGATTATCATGCACTGCTTCGCCTGTAATGCCAAAGGTGTAGAGGTCTGTGATGCGATAGGACTGCCGGTACACGTTCTATTCAAAGATGATCCTGATTTCAGTAATAAGAATTACTTATCGCAGAAGAAACAAGATCAAGTCTTAGAGGATGGGTTTTACATGGCGCTGTATGACGCTGAGATCGAACAAGGCTATGAGCCTACGATTGAAGAATACAGACGGTACAAGCTATGCAAGCAACGGGTAAAAATACTAGAAGGGGCTTCATGAATTCAATCAGCAAAGAAAAACTAGCAACCGAATTTGTCCACATGACCATCGAGAATCAAGAGGGTCTGGACAACATGATGCAGATGTTGGGCAAAATAGAGTTAGAGTTTCCCATCGATGTGCAGATACAGAAGCACAAGAAGAAGCGCACCAATCCACAGAACAATACAGCTAACAAGTGGTATCGTGACTGCGAGAAACAAGGAGACATGAAGGCGTGGGAGTATCGAGCATACTGCAAGCTACACTTTGGCATACCTATCTTGAGGCGTGACAATCTAAAGTTCAAAGAAGTCTATGATCGAACGGTCAAGCCGTATAGCTATGAGGAAAAGTTATCTTTCATGGTAGAGCCGTGGAGTTTTGAGGTAACATCATTGATGAATGTCAAACAGCATAGCGAGTTCCTAGACATGGTTGAACGTCATCTGAGAGAGCAAGGATTCCATTTGACTGAGGTCAGGAAATGACATGGCCAAGAAATGCAAGGTTTGCGGTAGCAAGTTCACGCCGCAATTTACTAGCTTTCAGAAAACGTGTAATGAAACTGAATGCCTTATCGCGTTCGGCAAGGCTGAGAGACTTAGACTTAACAGAAAAGAAGCCAGAGAATCTAAAAGAGACAGATCCTACTGGATGAAGCGGTGCCAAACCGAATTCAATAAGTACATTAGGAACCGTGATAGCAAAGATCCTTGCATATCATGTAACCGTCATCACAAAGGCCAGTACCATGCTGGTCATTACAAAACTGTAGGCGGTCATCCTGCACTACGGTTTGAAGAAGACAATTGCCACAAACAATGCTCAGTTTGCAACAATTACAAGTCTGGTAATTTATCAGAATATCGGTCAAACTTGTTGAAAAAGATAGGGTTAGATCGTGTCGAGTGGCTGGAAGGGCCGCATGATCCTGTCAAATATTCCATTGAGGATCTACAAGATATGCTTGCCAAGTATCAGTCTTTGAATAAGCCGTGGAAAAAGTCTCAATCCTAGACCGCAATGCTGAGCAAGTGCGTGACGTACTGCGTGATCTGCTAGAGCAATGCGAGTCTGGTGACATCAGCGGGGCTGTCATCGTGACTGAGCATCAAGACTATTACGATCTGGCAATGCCTGGAACATTCTCAACTGAGCCCGAATCAATTGCATGTGTAGTTGGTCGCTTGTACATGGCGGCTAATATATTTTGCAATATGACGGATGATGAAGATGCGGATTAAAAGCACTGAACAACATCTGGATTTTTGCAATACCGATTACCAGCGCCAACTAATTGAGATGCACTTGAGCGGTATGTCTTATGCAGATATTGGCAGGGCTTTGGACAAAGAACCTAGAAGAATTAGTGAAGCTGTCGGGAAAGTTCATCAACGCGCCGCAGTTCAAGGTGTTGCTCCTGGTTTCAATCTGAATCGGCAAGTAGCGCCAGGATTTACAACTAAACGAGTCTCGACTGCTTACAATATGGACAATGAGATTGTCCTGCAATGGCATATCCAAGAACCGGAGAAGGTAAAACTTGAGGAGCTAATCGCTCAGTTTGTGGAGGGTTTTAAAGATGAAGTCACCGGAATCCACGCTCCCACAGACGCGCCTTCAGGCATTAACGACGATCTTATGGTTAGTTATATCATTGGGGATCATCATCTTGGGATGCTTGCTCATCACACTGAAACGATGGGTGATGACTACGATGTCAAGATTAGCCAAAATCTTTTAGAGAATGCTATTGATCGTCTAGTCTCATCTGCACCCGCTGGCAAGGTCGGAGTGCTTGTGAACCTTGGCGATTTCATGCACATCAACGACAGCACCAGCTCAACGCCCAGCTCGAAGAATCTACTTGATTCAGATGGTAGATACTCAAAGACAATCAGGGCCGCTAGTAATGTGATAAAGCGTACCGTTTTACGTATGCTAGAAAAACATGAGCAGGTCTGGATCGTAAATGTTAGGGGTAATCATGACCCTGATGCGGCCTTGTGGCTCAATGAAGTTATGCGTCTGTACTTTGAGAATGATCCAAGGGTCAAGGTGTTCGACAATGCAAGCAAGTTTATATGGTGGCAGTGGGGTAAAAATCTGGTTGTGACCCATCACGGTGATCGGATTAAAATGTCCAACCTTCACGGGTCAATCGTCAGTAATTTGAGGCAGGAATGGGGAGAATCAGATCATACCTTCGTATGGACGGGACACATACACCACAAGAATCAAGAGGAATATGGGGGCGCATTGTTCGAGTCTTGGAACATCCTAGCACCCGCAGACGCTTGGCACGCTGGCTCTGGTTATGCCAGTTCTCGGAGTATGACTTGCGTAATCCTCCACGCATCGTATGGCGAACAAGGGAGATTGAAAGCGAACATTCAGGAGTTGATATGACAGCACTTGATCGACAAATAGCAGGAAACCACTATAAAACTATGATGATTCAGCCATTGGAGTATGCACTGGCTAACGACTTAGGCATCTGTGAACATGCAGTGGTGAAGTACATATCTAGGTGGCGTGATAAAGGTGGGGTGGATGATCTCAGGAAGGCGGCGCACTACATCGAAATACTGATTGAGCGAGAGACGGCCCCAAAGGATGACCCAAAGAAGCCGTCTTGGTAATTACAACAACATTGCTCCAAGAATAAAGCCAGCAGAGAAGGCACCCAACATTGCAAAGCCTGTGAAGTTTGGTATCAATAGTTTGTCTTTCATCGTCTCGCTTCCTCTTGTTGTAGTTCATCAAGTAATTTCATGATATCGAGTATCATCATTTTGTCGCTTTCATCCAGTCGGTCTTGACTGTAAGTTTCTCGCACCTTCTGCAATGTGAGCCACGCTTGCAAGATATCGTTACGGCTTGGTTTCATGTATTGCCCTCCAGTTTTTGAATCAGATCTCTAGCAGTTCGCCAGTTCAGCTCAAAGCGCACAGCTATCCGGTTGACGTTCCAACCTAATGCTCGACGCTTGGCAACCTCTGACTCCAGCTCTGCCCGTGTAGCACAATTCCCGCTAGTCAACGGCCTGCCTCGTTTCATTGGTCGTGTAGACTGAGGATGCCTAGACCAATTCATGTTCAATACTCCATATTGCTTTCCCGATTTGCTCAACTACTTGCGGGACTACTGCGTTTCCGAGCTGTTTAAGTCTGTGTGACCTTCTGGGAACCCCATTAGCCACTCGACCCACGTCGGGTTCAGGCTTCCACCAGCTTGGGCCGCCAATGTCGGAGTATTTCGCAGATGTTCTGATGGCGCTGCTGTTTCTTTGGCATTGTGAGCCGTTGGTGTAGGCCACATTTTCACTTGATCCTGCAACCGTATCTGTATCTTCTGACCACTTGCTCTTGTTGTCTTGCCTTCTAGTAATGCTTTCGGAGTCCCGCCTTGGCTCGCATTTGGAGTTCTCCACCATCCGCTGTTCATGCTTGGAGCCATTTGATTCGCTGTCGCTGTTGGCGTGTGCAATAATCCAGACTCGATCCCTTCTGTGGTGAGCATCGACGGCACAAGCTGGAATAACAAACGTCCTTGCGGTGTAGCCCTCTGCTTCCAAGTCAGTGAGCACTTCGTCGAGGCCCATATTGATGTGCCCAGCAACATTTTCTCCAATGACCCAAGTGGGCCTGAGTTCTTGGACAAGCCTAAACATTTCAGGCCAGAGGTGACGGTCATCTTCTGCGCCACGCCGCTCTCCTGCAACGCTGAAGGGTTGGCATGGGTATCCGCCGCAAATAAGTCCGATGTCTTGTATTTCATTGTCGCGTAGCTCCTGTTTAGTCAAAGTTCTAACGTCAGAAAAAATAGGCACTTCAGGCCAGTTCTTTTTTAATACTTTTTGAGCCTCTTGGTCGTACTCACAAAAAGCGGCTGTTTCAAATCCAGCAGCCTCCAGGCCTAAACTAAATCCACCAATACCAGAAAATAAGTCTAGCACTTTCACTATTTGCCCTCGCAGTTTGGTTGCACGTTGTCATAGTCGGGATGGTATCCCTTGCACACGTTCTCGACGTACTGTTCGAAAGTGTCAATTTCATGCTTGTAGTCCTCGGTTGAGATCCACAGGAAAGCCGCGACGAATGCCACGGCAATACAAATTTTTGTGAGTCGGTTCATGCTTGCAACCTCGCATAAAGTGGGCAAATGGTGCCATCGGCCTCTGATAGAAGCTGATAGAGGTCAGGGTCTTTGTCATCATCAAAAATGACATCACAACCTTGTGCAACGTGTGGCTCGCACCATGAGCCGTCTTCGAGCTGAAAGTATTGCTCAATGTAATAGCCATCTTGCTGGAAGTATTCTGCCATGATGCTGGTAGGGTATGCGTATGCAATTCGTTTGCGTAAGTTCTTCATGCTGTCACCTCGCTAGGTACTGGAATCTTGCCGTCCCAAATTCGTCGGGTTACTTCGAGCATGATTTGTTCAACGTGCGCTTGTGGGATGTGATCGTTTGGCATGGCCGCACAATCTACTAGCCAGTCGGTATCGCTGAGACCGGAAACTAATTTCTTGAAGTCGTTGAATTTATTCATGCTGCATCCTCATCTCGATAATCAGTCCAGAAGTCCATAGCAATCTCTCGCCAGTTAACCTCGGCCAATGCTGAAGTCAGAAGGTCATTCTGAAGGGTGCCGCCATCTTGAAAGGTTAGGGTTTGATCTACGATCTCGCGGATCATGCTTTCTAGTTCGAAAGCGTCTGATGCTGAATAAGCGGCGTCACGGGTTGCGAAGTACAAGCCTTCATCGTTAGCGAGCCAAAGGTTTACAGTTCTAGTCATATCCATGTGTATCTCCTTGCTGATTGATGTATAATTGTTAACCACGGATCAAACAATAAAATACATATTAAACTTTGTCTAATACCGTTTTGGAATAAGCATATTCCTGGATAGCAT